CCGCCAAGCGCTCCATTGCAGACTCAATACGCTTCAGGTTTTCAAGCGTAATTGATGCTCCATCCATCGAAGCACTAAGCATTCCAAACTTTGCATCTGGATTGGAAGAAAAAAGTGCTCTACCAGAACCTGCTTCAACTTCATCCTCAGCACGCACCCCAGTACCCGTAAGAAGCGGAGAAGAAGTCAGATGGATAGATTCTGCAAGATCCGCAGAAATGCTCCAATGATGCAAGTTCAGGCGAGCAATATCAAAGAGGAGTGGGCGAGCACGGAAAAATGCCTCCTTCTTCCCGCCGAATACTGGTACAAATGGAATGAAGGAGATCGAAAGATATGAGGTATCCTCAAGGATGTATTTGTCAATAGATTCTGTTCCGCTTTTCTTTGTATAAAGGCGGCAGCGAACCTTCTCCGTGCCAGGAATCACACTCGGCTTGTCGCCAAGCATTGAAACCTCGTCGTCAATTGCGCTCACAATGTCGTAAACACGCACAGCCGGTACAACTTCTTCAAAGAATTCATTAGAATCACTTTGCCGTCGTACTTCTGCTTTGACGCGCAAGTAGGTGGGAAATGCCCCAAAAACATTTTGGCTTCCAATCTGTGCATTGAATACGCCGTAGCGACACTCAAGCACTTGATCCATTCGCATCAGGACAAAATATGGACGCGGATTAAGTGTCTTCTCTTCGCTTGCCGTCAAATTTTCTGGAAGTTTTGGATATTCAACCCAGATTCCAGAAACGCCACCGTCAATAGCTTCTGTAAAAGCCTCTTTGGCATAGGAAACCAGGGAGTGACCCTCAAGATCAACATCGGAAAAGAAATTTCCCCATTCCACAGGAATCTCTTCTGGCAGTGACACACCCTTACGAAGCGCCGTGCCAACAACAAGATCCCGAAGGTGCGCGTAATAATTCTGAAAGCTACTTTGTGCGCGTGTTTTGCGCACTTCGTAGCTGCCTCCCTCTTCAAGATAATCCCTAGGAATATAAGCATCAAGCGCTTCTGTCAGGTAAAATTCTGGAAGCGTGCAAAAACGAATCGGCGACAAACGAGAGAATTGCTCTGCTTGCTCTAATGAGTAGGCATCGACACCTACAACTTCTTCAAATGCTTCTTCGTATTCTGGAAATCTACGCTCAAATGGAAGTGCAAGATTATCACCTGTTGGAACGAGCGAGTTTGGAACGAGCGACACTGTTTCTAGCGCAATCTCTTAGCAGTGTAGCTCTTGCTCTTCAACGCCAGCGTGGACCGCGACCAGATGCCATCGAAGAACGCGGCATTGTATGCCAAATCAAATACCTAAAAGCATCCCCGGCGTGAGAACGATCATTCTTTCCGCCTTTTGCTGGCTTATAGCTGTCGTCGTAAGCCCATTGCTCTAGCGAATCGACCGTTTCAACGCAATTTGTCAGGTTTACTCGGACGCTGTTGGCTGCAATGTGCATATTTGCGTGAGCAAGAGTCTCTGCAACAGGTGGATTTCGATTTTCTGCAATCACACGCACTCCTGCACTTCGCAAAATGTCGTGATCGGTCTGCGTAGAGCTTGTGCTGGCGTGACTTCCGCTCGCGTCTGGGTGGCATACGACCAATCCCCTGGCCAGATGCGAGGGAAAACGGCGTTTCAGGTGCTCTACAAGGTCAAAAGTAGTTCTGCAGGTGTGTTCGTCAAAAACATGCAAGATTTGTCCAAGCGGACCAGCTCGCATAACGGCGTAACAAGACTGGCTGCAGCCAATATTGAAGTCTGCACCAAAAATAATCCTTTCGTCAGCGAGAGGAGAGAAGATTGTTGTGTTGTGCTTTGCTCTGTCGAATTCGTAAAAGACGAGAGAAGTGTTCAGCGAGACAAATTCACCGTTAAGATAGGCTTCAATCAGATTCGGCGGGTAGGAATTACGAAGATTCTGGATGAAACCTGGGTCAAGGTATGGATTATCTTCTGTTTTGGCCTTATACAGCTTCTTCTCGTCTGATGCCTCGCGTACAAATAAGTTGTAAAGTGACTTGTGGCCTTCTGGCGTGGAAGCAAAGCCAAGTTGTGGGCAATTTCCAACGCGAACACGACCTTGCAGCTTAATAATTGCAGCTTCTGCAATGTGTGTTGCAGCCGTGTCGATCTCGTCAACAATCATCGACGCCGCATTTACACCGATCAAACGCTGATAATTTTCAAACGAGCGTAAAAGGATAGGTGTATCACCCTTTGGCAGCTTCAACGTATAAACAGGTAGTGGGCTGCTCTTGAACTCATACGGAATCGAGTATCGTTCAAGCAAATTCTGCCAGGCGGGAATTGCAATATCTCGCAAGTTTGGAATTGTCGGCTCCAAAAACAAGTGTGTGAAGCCTTGGCTTCTGAAGCAAAGTAAAACTGACTTGGCGACAGCAGCAAAGCTTTTCCCGCTGCCAAATCCTCCGCATAAAGCAACCATGCGATGGTCAAAGTCAGTGACAAAGCCGTGCTGATGCGGCAAGAGATCCGAAACAATCCTTGCTTCGCAATGATCGCAGTTGAAACCGTTGTTTGCTCTTTTTGCTACGTTACGCAGCAACGAAGTATCTGTAAACAGTCCAAGCGATTGCAATGCAGCCTTGTCTGCGTATCTGCTGCTTCGTAGTTTTGCTGGCATGAATTAACTCTTCTTTTTCTTTTTTCTTTTGTGCTGGTAGCCGATTCTTTTTGAGCTTGTCTTCTCCCGCTTAAACTTCTTTTTTTCTGCAGCAGTCAATTCTTTTGCAGTCTTTGGCGTGTCGGCAGAAACTCTTTTCGACGGGCGACAGGCGGGATAGCCTCTCCTCTTCTCGCCCTCTTTCCTTCCGCACGGCTTTCCGGTTTTAATATCTATCCATTCTTCTTGAAACCAACGCTTTAGCGACACTGGAGCAACCTACTTGACAGAAGCATAGCGACCACCTCTGCGCTTGTACTCCTTCACAAGCCATCCATTGGCGTAGGCACTGGGATATACCTTGAACTTGCGTTTAGCCTCTGCTTTTATCCTTGCGTACAGCTTTTTGTCGAGCGGGACGTTTTTCATTGCAGTTTCTCAAGACAAAGGGGCGGGATCGGAAAGGTTTTCCTTCTCCACTTGCATTAACAAGTACTCTTCTTCCTTGAATAAATTAACAATACCCTCGGTTTCCTCTTTGGAAAGGTAACGTGTAATTCTGCATGTCACAGCCTTACCAGCTTCGATGCCAATCTGGATTGCGGATACAGAATCACTATTCACACCAAGCACTTGTAAAATCTTCAAGCCAAGGTTACTTCCGCTTGCAATCCTTGCCATCTTGCGTTCGGAGATCAATTACCTGCTAAGCATAGCAGTACCATCAGGGAAGTAAATTGTAGGTAATCGTGGGAGCGATAGTCTGTAGATAGTTTGTGAAATAGGTAAAAAATTAGAGGAGTGGGAATATTTGTAAGTAAGCTGCTGAAATAGGGAAAAAAATTATGGAAGGAGGGGGACGCCAGGAAAAGGCAGTACAGACGTACTACCCCCGGTAACTATAATTAAAGTTTGTTAATACCTGGCCCAGGTTGTAATTAAAGGGCGGCAATCTTAACCGCCCTTAGTTATAGTCATTAGCCAGCTTTGACGCTTGCCCTAACCTTAGCAACTGCCCTATTAAAAGCTGAAGCGTACTTTTCATGTGCTACGCTAGTGGGGACCTTGCCCATCGGAATGATCATTCCGTCTTTTACCTGCAGAGGCAAATTAAGTCTGCGGGCGATCATATAGATAATCTCTGATTGCGATTCTTTCAAGCTAACTGCCGCCACAAGGGCGGCAAGATCAACGACTGCGACAGGTTTTCCAGTTCGCGCCAGTGTGGCAGCGATCGCCGCGCAAACATTATACTTCGCCACGCTCGCAGCCCTAGACTCTTCCTGAATCCTTTTCAGGGTCGCAGCATCGTAGAGATGGGCGGCGCGAACTCTACCGGCTTGCAAGGGCCGCTGAAGTGGCAGAGGATAGGTCGGGCGATCCGCTGTAACAAGACGGGTGGGGATCGCCATGGATCCCACAGCATCGCTCCACCCGGCAGCGTCAAGGATCGCCCGATCCGCCGCTGATTGAGCAGCATAAAAGGCAGAGTCAATCGGTCCAGCGCTGGCACGCGGGCGCCGATTGCCTGTCTGCTCCGCTGCTTTCATGGCATCGGCCAGGGCATCGCCAAATAGTTCATCCTGCCAATTAGCGTCAAAGTCGCCAGCGGCTGCGGTTTTAGTTGTGGTAGGCATGGTTTCAGAATGATGGGGGATGATACAGCTGCGCCATGGGCGCCGCTGCCTTCTAATTATAGGGGGTATCTAGCCAGCTTGCAAGCCTGAAACACCTTAAAAGCAGGCAATCTATCTGCACCTAACAGGTACGCTCACACCTAGCAGCCTGCCAGAATCTACGCTAAAAACGAAAATGCAAACAATGCAGCGCAACAAACAAACAAACAAACAAACGCAAGATAAGGCGCTGGCTTAACAGTAACCGCCAGGAAACTTTAAGCTAGAAAGTAAAAGTATTAGCATTTAAACTAAAAAGGAATTTAATTAAAACTGTCTATCAGTCTGCTGGATTTAACTATAAGCCGCAACTGACTAAATAACATTTAACGATTGAATTAGTTTAACTATACCAACGAACTTACTGAATAACATTTAACGATTAAGCTGATTTAACTATAGGCCGCAACTTACTAAATAACATTTAACGATTAAGGTTGTGATACTTAATTTAATGCTATCAGTGAGAAACAGTAATTGCAACTTAAAATAAGTTTGAAACTATGTTTAGTTTTTAACTCTGGCCAGGGCAGAGAATTAAATAGCAAACAACAATAAAAACAAACAATGAATAAATTGCAACCATCATTAAATGCGCGCCATCATTAAATGTTAGTAATGAGTAAATGCTTTTAGTTAATGAATGCTTTTAATCAGTGAATGCCAGCAATGAATGAATGAAAATTATGAATGAATCGGCGTGATGAATGAATGTTTTAGTAAATGAATGCAGTTAATGAATGAATGCCAATGGTGAATGAATGAAAGTCATGAATGAATGAATGCAATGTATGAATGCTAACTTTCAATGCCCAGTCTGGCTTTGTTTTCGTTCCAAATTTTAACCTTAAGCGCCTTTCTTTTGTAGCTTCCAGGATTGACAAGAAGCGGTGAAACCATCAGTCCGCTTCTATCTGTTGCATTGCGTCTGTCTCCAACTCTTTTCTTGAATGTTATCTTTTTAACTAAGTCAAGCGACTTAAACTTGTGAATGGATGCCGCAACTTTGCTGTATGGCTCATTTAATGTTTCCGCCAAGAAGGCAACTGAATATTTAATGTAAACTCTTCTCAGTGAAAGTCTTGCCAGGTAATCAAGTAAAAATAGGTCAAAGAATGTTAAACCAAGCTCTTTTCTTCGTAAGTAAAGCTGCCTGAACTTCTCTTCATTTGGGAGGAGGTGAGGGTTAATTGTTTCAATCATCTGAGTGAATGCAACAAGTGAAAGGCGAAGAAAATGAATGAAAAAGGGGCGTGAAAAGGTAAGTTTGCAGCCAAATTAAGGGCCTGAGACGGTTGTGAGTCTCACTGAGAAAGCCTGTCCACCACTGAACCTTAGTATGAAAATCACGTAAAAGTCGTCGCTGAGATCGACTGCGCCGCAAGGGATTTCGAGAACACTTGATAAGTGTATTCTTAGTGGTGGTGACTTGCGACTCGCGCCGGTTAAATTGCAGGCTCCAGCTTTGACCTCGCGCAGTGTAAGTATCACAGCAATGTAATTTACTTAAAAGCTGATCTCATAATTTACTCATCAATGTCAGCTTCTTCTAGTGCGATAAGTAATTGCTCAACACCTAAAGCTCCTGATTGCAAACTCTTACCAACTTCAGCTAACTTTGCAGCGCTGTTAAGTAGGCCAGGTATGTCTCTCATATCAAGTAACCTATCAGGATTATCAATGTAAGCATCAAGTGTACGTTGTGATAAAGCAGCTAACTTAGCTGCGTTCGCCGATAGACTTCTACCTAGAAACTCCTGTTGTTGCCTGTAAGTTTCTAGTCGCTGCTTGTGTTCAATCGCCTTACTATCTTGTTCAAGTTTAAGTTTCTCAGCAAGCATGTCCATGTCATAATCAGCGGCTCTCTGTTCCCAGTAATTACGCTTGGAGAGTTTTCGGATGGAAATATCTGTTAAATTATAGATAGTAGTTATGTAGGATAAAGATCTACCATTTCCCGACCTAAGGTAAAAGTGAAAAATTTCGTATTCTTTTTGAGTTTCATTTACGGCGCCTCCGTTTCTGATCGAATAGCTTTTTTCAGTTGTAACTTTGTTTAAGATGGAGTCGTAGTCGGGCGCGATTTCAATGTTTGATTGCAATGACTGATCTTCTTCTTCAAGATCCATTTCGCCATCAAAGTCATTGGAATCAATAACTTCTGTCATTGCTGTAAGTAAATCCGTAGCACAAGAAGCTTAGCACGGAAGGCAATAAAAAAGGCCCGCAAGGAAACCCTGCGAGCCAAAGAAGAAATCAACGCAAGGAAACCTTGCTACTTA